TTTTTGGACAAGGTGCTAAAATATACTGCTGGTGAAAAAGCGTATTTTTTGAAGCAGGGAGAATGGCAGAATAGGACAAAGGGTTTTCATGAACCCGTAGTTGAGACTTATCATGTTCTTAAAGATATATATGGTTATGATCCTGAATATGATAAAATCTTAAATGATTGTTTACCTGTCAATCCATCACATATTGAATACCCTTTTTTGGAAACAATGATGGATCGTGATACTTCAGGCCCACAAATTTGGTGTGGTGCTTAGTATTTAAAAATTAGTGTCAATAATTTTAGGTATCTTTAGTGATATAAACGAGGCTAGTTAAATCTTGTCTTCACCTCCTATCCGTCTTAGGTCGAGTTTTTTACTCCCATATTAGCGAGAAGGTTCTATTGAGAGCATCAGTGTGATCACATCTGTGGTAGGTTGTGTTCATGACGTTTTTATTCATTGTACGTATATTAACTCGTGTGGCGCGTGAAGCCACCTTTTCAATTTCTAAATAGTTGAAATGCTTTTTTAATTAATAAATTACCTAAGGCTGTCCGAGAGCTATAGTAGCAGTTATTTTCATGTATCACAGAATTGAATTTTTCCTTGGTGATTCTTGGGGAACTTTGAGGTTTGGGGAAACTTAAACTCTGTGTTGTGTTAGACATACTGTAGTGGATCGGTGCTTACTAATAATCTGTTTTGAATGGACAGAAAACGGTTCTGGTAGTTTATTTGAAATTGAAAATTTATATTTAAATCTCTGTTTGTCTTCCTTGTAAGATGGGTAATCCCCAGCAATCCTATATACTAACTTTAGTGCAGGCTCTGTTGGCAATTGGTAAAAATAGTAACTATTGACAAATAGAAATGTTCTTTTTTCAGAAATGACTAATAATAAAAATAAAAATCAATCAAGGCCTAATAAGCCAAATCAATCAAATCGTTCTAACCCTGCTCAACGCCAAAGTCGCAAACGGCGTAGGGAAAGAAACCCTGGTCCTGCTAAAAAAGGCCGGGGTCGTAACCGAAATCGTAATCGTGCCAATCGTGATAGAACTGTCTCTGATGGTTTAAACTATCAACGTACTATGGTTAACAATTCAACAATTGTTGATGAGTTTCAACTTAGGCGTGAAAAGGTTACGCTCATTAATGGCTCTACTAGTTTTAATAATTTATCATTTTATATTAATCCTGCTAATTCCTCTCTTTTTAAAGTTTTTGCTGGAATTGCTG